CAACTTCCTCTTTGCTATCATCAGCTTTCTCCTCTATCTCTATTTCTTGACCTTCTTCTTCAACTTCTTCTACCTTCANTTTATCTTNTTCTTCTTGCATACTAANCTCCGTATGATTTGATGTCGTCAGGATCGACAATGGTTGCAATGACTTCATCGTCATTGATTATTCTTACTTCCCCACCCTCTATTTGGAATCGTGAACCAGCGTAACGACCAATGCAAACCCAATCGCCTTCCTTACACCACGCTCCGTCTTCTCCAAATTTATCTATATCTTTGTAAGCAAGAGGTCCCACTTTAGCTACATATGCTGTAACTGTTGCTCGTGCTTCTCTTTCTCTTACTGGATCTGGTACATAAACACCACCTTCAGTTTTTTCTTTGCCCATGTAAGGCATAACTAATATTCGCCACCCTGTGGGTTGTGGTATTCTTTGTGTTAAGTTTAATTTTTTCGCTTCTTCTTCGGCTTTTTTCTTAGCGTTCCTCTGTGCTAGAACGTATTCTGGTACTATTAGAGTCATCATCAACCTTTTTCAGCAGGGTTTGTATATGTTCCAATGCGTAAGTTAATCCCTGTATCTCACCTACCATTGCTTTATATTGACCAATATCAGATGCACTACCACTAGTCAATGAAATACTTATATCGTCAATTCTACTATTTAAATCTTTTTTATATTTTTGTAAAAAATCTGCTATATACATTACTATCCAAAAGCTCTATCTAAATACTTAGAGATAGGTAAGTTATATTGTAGTCGAAAGTTATTGTCTTCTTCAATACTAGGATAAAATCTTAAATTTCCCTCGCCAATTTTTTTACCATCTGCTCCCATATATTGACTCATTTCATTACCCATGTTTTTAAAAGTTTGTGAAAGATCTGCTTGTTGCTCATATTTAGGTTTGTTCTGAAAATTTGTTCTATTGTCGGAACCACCATAAAGTTGCTCGTTTAGCTTTTTTCTTTCTTCAGCTAGTTCAGCTAATGATTTAATATCTATAATTGGCTCTTCTTCTCTTGTGTCGGCTCGTTCAGCTTCTGTTGTACCAAAAGCGTCAAATACTCTGTTATCAGGAACACCAAATTGCCCGTCTCCGACAGACAGACTAGTAGGAAGAATTTCTTTTTTTACATTTTCAACAGGTGATGTAACAAGTGATGAAGATGGAGGAGGAAATGAGAAAGCACCTGTAAATAGATTTTTAGCTCCAGTAAAAATGTTTTTACCTGTATTCACTATTCCAGAAAGAATACTTGGCTCGTTTGCAGACCTAGCTTGTTCTTCCATTATTGCTCGGTAACGAGGATCATTCTCTGGTAGTCCTTTTTGTGGCATCATTGCACTAAGAGCTGCTCCTCCAGGAAGCATATTTATAAGACTGCTTATACCAAGACCAGATTCTTGAATAGGCTTTACCTCTCCCATATTTGTAGGTTGACCTATATAATAATCTCCAGCTTGATATGATTCTCCTGTCTTTAAAGAAGGAAGACCAAAAGCTTGTCTTGCTCTAAGATCATTTACTCGTTTTACACCCTCTTTACCACCTAAAATATTAGTATAGTTGACTTTATCAACGCCAAGCATTCTTGAAAAAAAAGAATCAGGATAAGGATTATAATCTGTTGCACCCCTCATCTTGGTGTAATAGTTAGCCATTTGATCATTTAATAAGTTTTTACTTTGAAAATCACTTTGGTAAGTTGAGTCAATCCCCTCAATACCTTTTCCTGCATTTGGGTTAAAACCAAGACCAAAGTCTCCCGCACCACCACCACCGAACATGTCAGTGCCTGTGTTTGTTATTGTTGCTGTACCAGGAGTAGTCGAACCACCATAGTCATAATTGTCATAATTAGAAGCGTTATTAGTAGCAACATCATCACTAAAAGACGAACCACCACCTAGTCCAGCAGCTTGAGCTTCAGCTGTTTTTACGCTGTCATCAAATTCCACTTAATGAACTCCTTTAAATCCTGTTCCTTGAATAGCTATACCCACACCTTGAGGCTTTCTTACGTTTTTTTCAGCTTTTGCGTTGGCTTTAGCTACACTTTTACTAAATTCTCTGTCTATAGATGCAGTTATATCTGATTTTGTAATATCATAATCGTTTTTTTCTTTTATTATTTGTTCACTTGTTTTTTTATTTTTCTTTTTAAGATTCTTTGGTTTAGGCTTTGGTAGTACCACATTTTTACCATTTTTAGCATAAACTGGTTTCTTCATTACACTCTCCAAGATTTGTGATCCACCGTCTTTACGACTTCGACCTTTGTTAATTAATGTTTGTGCTTGATTCTTACTTATACCTAAATCACTTGCAAATTGTTTTACCCTAGCCATTATTTCTTCTTTAACATTTTTGCTGCTTGTCCTACACCCTTTATACCAAAAGATGCAGATATAGCTATAAATAATAAATATTGATACCATTCTGGTAAAGTATTTAATACTTCAAAACCATTTCTTACATACTCTGTCATTCCAGGAATGAAAACCAAAATTGCAGGAGCTAGTAGGACACATAAGGCGAATTCGTCTTTCCAACTATCCACTGTAGCATCAGCCATCTTGCCTTCCCACGCAACCTCACCTGCTGCAACCTTCTCTGCAACAGTAGCACGAGCTCTTGCCTCTGCGACTTTAGCCTCGCCATCTGCCTTTGTCTTAGCAACCTTGTTTTCAAACCAAGTTCCAGCTAAATTAGCTATCGGTCCTATTAACGCTGTGAGCACTTGCACTCCTTCTTAGAAAATCTGCTATCTATCCAAACTTTACCATAGTATAAGATAAATAACCAAAATGTAAATAGTGTTCCTTCTAAGTACGATAAATCATTCCACGCATCTAATACCATATTTTCCATTTACTTACCTTTCGTTGCATTATTCAAAGAATCAATAACATCGTCAATGTTTGGCTCTTTACCCCAAGGATTATAAACACACTTATATTGTTTTGGGCACCAACTTTCGATCATTAACTCATATGTTTGATTATTTCCTATATAAATGCAAGCCATCTGTTTCGTTTTAGATTTAATTCTTTTTTTTAATCTACAAGTTGTATATTTCTTTTTTTTTATTTTACCTTGATTTAATAACTGCTGTTTAGTTAATGGTTTTGGTACATACTTATATCCATCCGCATATGACTTACTTGTAAACATGCTGACAAGTAATAATATAAAACCACCCATGACGGCAACCAAAAATAGCCAAGCTATTCCTTCACCTAATTGTCTTCTTAATTGTTGTTGTTTGTATATAGTTTGTTGTCTTTGTTTTCTTATCTGACCTTCCATTTGTAGAAGTTCATCATAAGCCTGTGGCCCATGAGTTAAATTCAAAAACATTTTAAGTTCATATCTTTGTTCTTCAAGTTTCTTTTTTGCTGCATATGCTGCCATTGCTGCTTCCTCAATAGAACCTGCTTTAAATAATTTACCAAATAATGGAGGGTTTTTAGCTTGTTTTTCTGCATTATCGACATCAGACACGGCTCCCATCCAACGTCCAATGTCGCCAGACATTTGTTCAATGTCACGACCTACAGCAAATCCCTTTTTGATTGCATCAAAAGCTTTGCCCGCTATTCCTACGGCTACTGATATAGTTACTGGATCCATACCCAGATTATATCATAGGTTATTTACCTTTGTTACCCCTTGTGGCTGATGCCATGTTAATTCTGTAAACATTTACATCATTTCGATCATCAGCAATATTCTCTTGTAGCTTCTGTCTTTCTTGAGCTAACTGATATGCTTGCTGTAGTTTGGCTGCATCAACTTGAAAGTTCATTTGATCATTCATAGCTTTACGTTGTAACTCAGCGGTGTCATTCTCAAGCTCTTTCTTTCTGATTTCTACCAATGGATCTGGTGGTGTTGCTGGTGCTAATGAAGGTATTAACTCATTCAAGATCTCACCAGTTTGTTGAGCAATCGCTGCTTCCATTGCTGCTGGATCTATTTCTGGAACTGGCTCACCTCTCATTTGTGCTTCTTCAGCAGCCTTTTGGAAGAACACAGTTACCTGATCACGAGCCATTAAACCAATATGATCTTGAACATGTGCATGTAACATCAAAAACCCTTGTGGATTTGCCTGTGATGCAGGGTTCGACAAAAACGGAATGTGTGCTCTGACATGTGCTTCATGATCTTGCTCTGGAAATGCTTGTAATGGCATACCTTTTAAGGCATTCCCGTTTTCTGTTGCAGGATCCATGGGTGCTGGTTTAGGCGGTTCTGGTAAAATAGCATCAATATTCTTAATATCTAACGCATCATACATCCTTCTGTACGCTTCACGCAAATTATGCATCTGCGGTGCGGCTTGTGCCATCTGTAATTGTGTCTGAGCCAGTGATAATCGCTGTGACATAGAAAAAATGTTCGGATCTGACACTGGAAGTATGTCTACACGACCATCAAAGTCGGCTTGCATGGTCTCTGGAGGTAAATTTCCAACAAAATAAGGGTATGGCATTGGATTTTCGCTAAAAATCTCCGCTAACATGCGAAATTCTTGCTTTTGTCCGTAATGTAGACGCTTATGTATTGAAGATATGATCTTTGAACCCTGTTCAATCAACGCAACAGTCGTTCCAACAGGTGCTTGAGAGTTTACATCCGCTATTTTTGCATCTGCAACCTGTGCAAAACGCTTTCCAGAGTCAACAACTACACCTAAAAGGTTCGCTAATGTGGCTGATGGTTCTTTGTATGGGAGGGGAATAATAGAATTCTTGAGGTCTCCACCCGGTACATCGATGTCACGAAACTCTCCAGGATTAAGAGGCTCATCATCATTACGAATGCGAACACCACGAGACTTGAAACCAGCTGGAAGATTAGATAAAGTACCCGCATCAATTAACTGCCTTAAAATAGAGGTTGCCGCACGGGACAATCCACCGATTGTGTGCAATAGACCAAAACCATAGAAACCAAACCCTGGTAAAAATTTAAAATGTACAAAATATTGTCTCTTTCGTTTTAGTGGGTCTTCTTCTCTAAAGTTTCTAACCACCGATAACACTTTTCCAGAATTCTGATCAATGGTGACAATATAAGGCAACATAACACCCGAAGTATTCCCCTCCATATCCGTGTCTTCAAAACCCTCCAAGTCCAAGTCAATGTGGCATTCCAACAAGGTATAAGAGTCATCAGAATAGTTTGGACGTAATCCCAACAGCTCATCAGCACGCTCTTGGATAGCTCCTTCGTCTTCACCATCATTTGTTTCAGATATTTCAACATCTCTATAAACTCCTGCTACTTGTAATTTGCGAATATCATTATACGACATCGTAACAACATGTGTCACCCTCTCTGCCGTTCTTAAATCACTAGCCGAATACGGAACCACCAAATCTTCTGCTGGTACAAACTTAGAAACGGCTCTTTGTTTAGTTTCATCAAAGTAAACTTTTTTAAATGTAGATCCAGTTAATGGCAAATAAAATAACATCTGATCTGTATCAGGATCATATTCTTCCATAACCTCAGTTATCTGATAATTCATAAAATCTTCTACACGCTGGGACTGATCTTCTGTCTCCTTGGTCGGTGCACCAAGGATCTGGGTCTTTACAGGACCGCCACTTGGTAACATTTCCTTGTACGCCTGTGCTTGAAACTGGGTCACCGCCTCACTTAATAATGGATGAGTTACACCACTGGCACCCAAGAAAGGCTCGCTTCTGTCTTCGTAATTTATACCAAGCAGTCCTAAACCTTTAGCAATAGCCTCTTCCCAATCTTCCCTAGACTCAACATCCTCACGGAACTTGGCTCGTAAATCTGATGATAGCTCTCCCAAAACTGAATCGTCAAGAACCTCTGCAAGATTGGCTGCATGATCATATTCTTCTGCTTCAATTTCTACTTCCTCATCATCAATCAATTCAACACCCTCGGGCATTTGTTCCATATTCTCTTCTAGTTCAATATCTAAACTATCTTCTTCGGGAGTAAATTGACCCCCCGCTCCCATTGATTCTTCTACCATGCCTGCTATTTGTCTAGGTTCTGCCATTAGTATATCCTCGTTGTTCGTTTTTTACCTGGTAACATTCTATCCGAAAATCTATTCTGCACTTCTATAAAAACTCCTAACTTTGCGTTTATAATTCCACCTTTTGCTTTTGCATATCTACTTTTACCTGTTCTTCTTCTATACTCAGCATCACTCATTGAATCTAATGTTTTTTTATCTAACAAAAGCGGTTCTTGAATTTGTATAACTCCGTCTGGTCCTCTCGATGTTCCTGCACCTGCACCTTTTTTAATTTTTGCCAATTTCTCAGGAGCAAAACTGCCTGCAAATTTTTTCTTAACTTCTGGTTTCTCAACTTTCTTATACGAAACATCACCACCTTTTGCTATAAGAACTTGTATTAGTTTACTTTTCATGTCACCGCTTTTTAAGTTCTTGTAGTCCGGGTCATTTCTCAACTCTGTCTTAGTTTTAATTTCGCCTTTATCTATTCTTTGTGCTAGTTTATCTGCGGTTTCTTTAAACACCTTCATAAAATTAGATTCTCCTCTTTTAACAATTTTAGAAGTGTCTTTTTCTGATATTTTTGATCCTCCTCTTATTCCTTTGCCTAGAAAAGATGAATTCATTGTTTTTCTAGTGCCATCAGGCATAGTAACATTCATCATAGGGTTATTAGGATTACCAAAAAATTTATTTATATATACTTTAGTACCATTTTTTAAATATCTTTCTTTTTGTGTGGTAACATCTTTACCATCAACCTTTATCTTCTTACCACGCTGTCTACTTATTCTTTTATCTGTATCTTCAAGACTTGCCATTAATAATACTCTCTTGCTCTTCTCGGATACCAGTTTTCTGGAATCTCTTCGCCTTTTAAATCTATAAAGCCACCCTGTCTAAATCTCATCAAAGCCATCGTCATACTATCACAATAGTCATCATGATCACCATTAGGAAAAGAGGCAACCTCTTCAATAACATCCTCTGCAAACTTCTCTCCATCAGGATACCATACTTTGCCCGACTCGAATATAGGCGATACAATATGCATTCTCATAGTCTTATCTACACCACCACCACCTTTTCGTCTACCAGGACTAAATGTAGTAACAGGCAGATTTAACAATCTTAATTCATCTGCCAATGGTTGTCCACTCGCTTTTGCCTCAATTAGCATCATATCTGGATCCCAATACTCATTTTGCTCTATAGCAATCTCCTTTAACTCAGGAAAACTCCACCGACCCTTTTGTGCATCTAACATTATTAAATGCTGATCTCCATTCTCTTTTGGCTCAAAAACACCCCAAGTCGTAATCGCACTATAGTCAGCAGTCTCCTTTTTACTATATGCCGTATCATAACTCTGAATTATGTAATCTAATCTCGGTGTATCAGACCTCTCCCAACTCTGCCACCAATCCCTCTTGATCATTGCAACAGCTTCCGATGTCGGATTCTGTTGCCACTGAGCATTCCACTTGACCGGGGACAGTGATGCCTTGACCTTTAATAATTCTTCAACTTGCCAAAACTCGGGCCATAATGGTTTATCACTCGGTAATATGGCAGGAAATTCAATTACCTCCCATTGATCCGACATAGTATCCATTGTCATATTCTGTACTAAACGTCCCGTCAAATCCTTCTTTGACCATCTCGTCTGCACAATTATAATGGTTCCCCCCGGTTGCAGTCTCTGTCTTGGGCCAGATGTGTACCACTCGTATGTATTGTCATAAGCAACCGTGGACAGTGCATCTTGTTCCGAGTGCGGATCATCAATGATCAATAAATCCGCTCCACGACCAGTCATTGCAGCACCCACCCCTGCAGCGAAATATTCCCCGCCAGCACTAGTCTCCCAACGACCTGCCGCTTGGCTATCCTGTTTCAAGTCCGT